TAAATCAAAATAAAACTGTAGTTTTAATTTCATTAGAAATGTCTGAACAAGTATATTCAAAGAGAATGAGTGCTAATTTGACACAAATATCAATGTCCAATCTTCCAAATCAGATAGAAGATCTTAAAAGCGGAATAGATTCTTATAAAAAAGCACATACAAAGGCTAAACTCATGATTAAAGAGTTTCCACCACAGAGCGTAACTCCTATGCAGATTAAAGCATATATTGATCGCTTGGTAAAGAAGGGTATTAAGCCTGATGCGATTGTAATTGACTATATTAATCTATTAGCACCTCCAGAAAAGGGCAAAAACTCTTATGAATCTATCAAAGCTATTACAGAACAGATTAGAGCACTGTCATATCACTTTGAATGTCCGGTTATAACCGCTACACAAGCAAATAGGAGTGCTTATGGAGAGGCTAATCCAGGATTGGAGACTATGAGTGAGTCTATGGGACTGTCACATACCGCAGATGCTCAATTTTCTATTTGGTCAGAAGAGGGAGATGTGGAACTTGGTCAAATTCACCTAGGAATTAATAAAAATCGTTTTGGACCTATACAATGCCATACTGTTTTGGAGTTAGACTATCCTACTTTAACACTAAGAGATCCTAGCGATGTATCTCAGATGTTTATATCTACGAAGAAGACTATTCCAGGATCTATAGCTGCTATTAAGAACATAGCAGATACCTTGAATTGTATTGAAAGTTTAGATCAAGATGATTGATTTATTAAAAACTTGTGTAAATATAAGTCAAATGGCAACTTGTCATCATATTTATACAAATAAAAGCTTAGACGGAGCAGTTAGTACTCTTGTTTATATGTGGAGTAAATCAAAAGAGGATTCTTTTCATTTTACTCCTATTTCTAATTCCGAAATTTCTAAATTAAAAACAGAAATTGTAAATACACACAATCCATCAAAAACATTGATATTGAAATTGGGTATTAGAGAAGAGTTTCTTCCTGAATTGGACGAATCTCATATAGTTTTTATAGACAATCAAAAATCTTCTAGTGAAGTTGTTGAAAAATTTAAAAAAGCAAAGATTATAACCAAAGAATATAGCTCAAGTTCTTTGCTTATGTATAAAGCATTAAAAGAAAACATAGAAATTACGGATTCAAAAAAGCTTTTAATAGCATTAGCAGATGATTTTGACTCATATTCACTTAAAATTCCATATTCATATGATCTTAATTTGTTGTTTTGGAGTGAATATCAAGGTAGATTCTCTAGTTTTATAAAAGATTACTACAATGGATTCAAACCATTTACAGAAAAACAAATAAAGGCTATTGAATACATCAAAAAGGTAGGAAGTGATGCTGCTTCTAAGTCAAATGTGTTTTCTGGACAAGTTGTAATAGAAGAAAAGAGTAAAAAGTTATGTGCTGTCATGGTGGAAAAAATAATCCCAAACATGATGGAGACTTTAATAAAAAAACACAATCCCGATTTATTTGTTTTTATAAACACACAAAATGAAAATGTATCTATAAGACAATGTAATCAAGATAATCCTATAAATTGTGCCGAATTTGCAGAAAAATTTTGCAATGGTGGAGGAAAATTTAATTCATCTGCTGGTAAAATAACCCCATTATTTATGGAGATTACAAAAAACCTAAAACCAGTATGATTATTACATCAAGTCAACAAATACAAGACATTATAAATCCTTCCAATGCTTTAGATCTTTCAGAGTTTGAAGATATAACTTTAAAATTTGGTTCTTTTATTTGTATCGCTAGAAAAAAGAAATTTAATTTCTTGAACTTTTTAAAATTTCTTATAGAAGATGAAAAGGCACAAAATATTTATTTTAAACTCTTGAATGAAGACAATCTTCAGCTTATAATCAAGGCATACTTAAATAGTACACCGAATATATATAAAAAGATCTTTAGATCTAAAAAAACAAAATTTACAACAAAAATTCAAACACAAACTGATACTTGAATACTTTAAATCAATACGAAAAAGATATTTATAATTGTTATTTAAAAAATGTTAGAAGAGGACAACCATATAATGTCAGAAAGGATTTTTCTGACATGTCTCCTGACATTATTGTATATTTAAAAAAACTCAGTTCGTTTTTTTATAAATTTAAACATATAAAGATTGATGATTTCTTTGCAGCACCTAGTATTATTCATCCCGACGAGAAGTGTCCTCCTTTGAATTTCTTTATAACTAGACCTGCTATAAAATTATATTCCCTTTCAATTCAGAAAATGGAAGATGAGTCTCCAGAAAATCAGCTTGACAATATAAAAGAAAGTCTTAGATTCATTGCAATGTTTTGTTTAAAAAATAAAATTCAATTAGAAGATTATCTTTATCATAAAACTAGTAATATGCCAACTTGGATGCAACATTACAGGGAACATCATGTTAATCCATATACTATGCTAGAATTAGGAGATATAAACAAATTTAGAACGATGAACGAAGAGGAAAGAATCATTTGGTCTAGTGATTTCTTTACAAAAATAGACAAATTTAAAACTAGATATCACAATAGTGAAAAAACTAAAATCTTCTTAAAGGAAGGTGTGAAGAAAATAAAAGAATTTCTAAAAAAAGAGTTGCAAATTTCTAAAATTTGATATACTCTCTTTTAAAGAAACATAGCAAACAACAAAACAACAAAATAAAATAATATGAAATATACAAGCAATCTATTCGAGTCAATTAAAGAGGCTCTTAACAAAAAAACAACTACTGAAAATTCGAGCTATCGTGATTTTCTAAAACTTGAGATCGGAAATACATATATTGTAAGATTAGTTCCAAATCTTTCTGCACCAGAAAGGACATTGTACCATTATTATCATCACATGTGGAAGAGTATTGTAACAAATCAGTTTGTTTCTGTTTTGTGTCCAAATACCTATGGGGAGGGATGTCCGATTGATGAGTATCGTTCCAAGGCATATAACACAAAGGATAATTCTGAAATTGAAAGGATTAAACCACTTCGTCGTAATGAAAACTGGCTTTGTAATGTATATGTGATCAAAGATCCTACTAATCCAGACAATCAAGGTCAAATGAAGATCCTTCGTTTTGGAAAACAACTCTTCAATATCATTTCGTCTGCAATTAGTGGTGATGATTCACAAGAGTTTGGTTCTAAGATTTTCGATCTTTCTGATAAGGGTTGCAGTCTCCGTATTAAAGTTGATGGCAATGACGGTGGATATCCTCAATATACGGCATCACGATTCATGAGTCCTTCTGCTTTGGAGGGTGTTGAAGATGTTGAAGAGGTATATAATTCGATTAAAGATCTAGAATCCATCTTTGAACATAAGACTAGGGAAGAGATTAAAACTGTCTTAGATGTACATTTCTTGGGCAAGGAAGAGTCTATTCAAGCACCATCAAAACAAGTTGTTGATGACGATTCTGATGAATATATCCCAGTTACCAAGAAAACAGAAACTACTATTGAAAGAGACAGTAGCGAGTCTGATAGTTTTCTTGATGACAAAATCCAAGACATTTTGAAAGACCTTTAATATGGATTCAAGAGAAGAAGTCATAGAAGCCGCTATGCTGGCTAGAATGGTTGGTTCACACCTTTCGGGTGTGGACCAACTTACAGTCGAGCGTTCAAATAATTCTGCCAATAAAATTAATATGCAAAATTTTGTTGCTCCTTTATTGGGTAAACAACAAAATTTTAATAGTTTTAATACAGTTGGTGCTACTCCAGATATGATTAGAGCATATGAAGGTCTTAATGAATTAGCATTGAGTCAAGTACCAGATATTACTCAAAGACCAAATGTTGTTCCGCAAGAACAACAACTTCCAATTATCCAACCTCCGATTACTATTACTAATGCTGTTAAGTCTAATGTAGTGGTATCTGCTCCAGTAGAAGATAAAAGGATAGTCAATGGTGTCAGTGGTGTATCTATACTAACAAGAAGTGATGTAGATAGTATTAGAACTTCTTTAAAAAATATTGACAAAAGTTTAGCAACTATGGTAAAATATTTTACGAACAATAAAACAGAAACTACAATTACCGATAAAAAGAATGTCTGAAAGAATACCAATTGCAAAGAGTTTTTTAGAGAAATTATTAAAACCAGTAAACAGATTATCCGAAAGTTGTATATTAAAATCTGACAATAGTGGATTATATACTATATGTTCATCTTCTGATAACACTGTTATTTTATATGCTAAAATAAAACTTCCTAATGTTATAGAAAATAATGTTAGATTAAATTTAATAAACATTAAAAAACTATTATGTGGATTGGATTGTTTGGGTAATGATGGTGATTTTTCCATCGAATGTAACGAAAATAATATTAAGTGTTCATCTACCGATAAAGATGGAGAGAATACGCATTTTAAGTATCATTTAGTTGATGATACTGTTATTAAAGAATGTCCTGTTAGTATAAATAAAATTGCAGATCTGAATTTTGATACAGAATTTGTAATATCGACTGAGAAAATCAAACAGATAATGTCTGGTTATGCATTTGCTTCTGATTTGACTAAAATATATTTCTCTACAAAGGAAGATAAGGTATATGCGGAAATTAATGACAAAACGCTTCAGAATGTTGATAATATCACCATTAAAATATCTGAAGAATTTGTTGGAGAACCTATTTCGCAAGAAATACCATTGAATACCGAAGTATTCAAAAGTTTATCTAGCTGTAGAACAGATGTGCGGGTTAAAATAAATAATAAATACAAAGTTTTTGTCTTTCAAAACAGAGATGATAATGATGTAGAATTAAAATATATCATATCCGCACTTGTAAAATAATTTAATCTATATAAATAATAATATTATGTCAAAAAACAAAGTAACAACATCAAGCTACTTCATTAAACGTCTTCGTGACTGTGGTTATGTAGTAGATAAACTATTCACCGAATATGCTGAAGCAGATTCTAGAAGTTGGACTGCTATTGTAGATCCTAC